CAGAAATTTCTGCACCTGCTAATGCAGGAGATGTTGTAGCTAAATTCATGTTTTGTCCAAAAGCTTGGTTAGCTAATGCTTGTGCTTGACCAAAACCAGTTTGTCTTAGGTTTGCAAGTATGGAAGCTCTGTTTCTATCTGATTGAGCTCCATAAACTGCTTTCTGCACACCTTCTCTACCTCCTCCAAATGCACCTGAACTAATTGCTGATGCAGCTAAACCCGGTACACCCGCTTGTGCTTGGGCATCAAAATCTGCCATTGTAGTGTTAATGACATCTTGTTGATATGGAGACATAAATTGTTTATATGCATTTGGGCCTGTAAAACTTTCTGCAGCTTTTAAAAAGGGAGCGTATGAACCTAAACCACCTGCTTTACCTATTGCTTGTTGTATTAATGGATCTAGACCTGCAACAAAATTAGGTCCCATAACTTTAGAAAGGTCAGCACCTTTTAATCCACCAATAGCTCTTTTTAATTCATCTAAATAAAGTTTTGATTCCGATTCTATAAATGTAGCTGGATCTACAGTTTTCGTAGTTGTTGACACTATACTCTTCCTCCATTTTCTAATTTTTTCATCATGTCATACATACGTTGTGCACCCATGTTGACATCTCCGTCACCCATTCCTCTTACAGCATCAGCTGTAAATACAAATTCATTGTTAGATAACATAGCAGGTATGTCATCTTCTTTTTCTTTTACACCAACTGGTGGAATAAATCCACCTGTTTCTCTAAGGTCTAATTCTGTAGCTCCTGCAGGATTTTCATTTAAAGGTAATCCCATAATGCCTGAAGCCTGAATCGCGTTTTGCTCTGGATCGTTACCAAAAGCATAACCTATTCTACCACCATATGCTTTGTTTTGAACTGGTATATTATTTTGAACAAACGTATCAATTTCATCCTGATCTGCATCAGGATTTAATAATTTATATCCATTAGCTAATTGCATTTTTAAAGTTGCTATGTCTTTAATTTGTTTTGGATCGTCTACGCCTCCTGCTGATAAAGCATCTAATGCAGCTCCACCTAAACTCCCTATACCAAATACTTTAGCCATTTGACCAAACGTAGGTTTAGCTCCTTCGGCTACTCCAAGTCCTAATTTATCTATACCACCTTGTAATAAATTACTTAAACCAAACATGGCATTTTTACCACCTAAAAAAGTGCTTGCTCCTCCAGGTACTAACATAGGTGCAAAATTTAATGCTGCTATAGCTAGCAATGGATTATCTTTAACAGCACCTGTTATACCTTTAACACCGCTTTTAATGCCTTTAGCTATTTTTTTAACAAAGCTGCCTAAGCCATACATTTGTCTTGATTGTTGCATACGTGATATTGTCATATTTATATAATTAAACTAGTTTAAGGCAGGTATATAAACCTGTAAATGCTATACTTTATTTGATTTTTTTGTCAACGTCAACACGTTTTGCAACATCTAATAGATCATAAAATCTACCACAATATTGGTGCTCTCCAACATGGGTAATATAGTCTAATGCATATATATACACTTTACCACCCATATCTGTCCATCTTTGACAAAAACCAAAATCCTCTCCAAAAAAACGTTTAGTTTCTATGTCATGTAATGTATCAAATAAATTGTAAAAATTCTCCTTTGCAGTCTCTTTGCTATTAACTATAGTAGGTTGATATATCTTTAGTTCAGGGTAATGTTCTATCATTTTTTCTATAACCTTTCTTTTAATTAACATACATCCTGTGGGAGCGTGACTAACTTCTATAACTCCATGGTCCATATTAATATTTGTTTTATTATCTAGTTTTAATGGAAACAAATATCCCGCTCTAAGTAAGTCATCTTTTGTTTTTACTAAATCAGTATTTTTAAATTTTAACCACATTTTTTCAGTATCAATCATTTTCATAGGATAAGGACATGCAATAATATCTTTGTCCGCACCTATCATTTTAAATATAGTCTTTGATTCAAAATCAATATCAGAGTCTATAAATAATAAATAGTCGTAATTATCTTTATGGTTTAAAAATTCTGCTACACATAAATTTCTACCTTGTGTAACAAGTGATGATTTTAACAAACTAAAACTAACTAATATATTTTGTTTCATACATTCCATTTGAAATTTTAATACTGCTTGGGTGTAATGCATTGAAACTTCACTGTGACATGGAGTACAAACCATTATTTTAGCTATTGGTTTTTTTTCTAAATTTATTTCTATTGTTTCAGATTCTACTTTGCTATGTTCAATTGTTTGATAAGTATCTTCATTGAACCAAATAGGTTTATTGTTTTGCATTTATTGCTCCTTGTAAAAATCTTGTCCAATCACTACCTCTTTTTTTCCAATCATAAAAATTATTAACAAATTTTTTCTGCATTTTTAAATGATCCTTGATGCCTGACTCATGTAAAGATAATGCAGCAATATCAATACTTTCTGCAAATTTTTTTGCTAAACTTCTATAATCATTGGAGTAAGGAACATACATCGGAAACTCAGAACCTGTTTCATAAAGAGCACCAAAATTTGTTGTTATACAATAAAGACCTGCAGACATAGCTTCTAATAAAGATATACAAGAAGTTTCTTCCCAAATACTTGGGTACACAAACAATCTGTAATCTTTTATATGTTTTTTTATATATTCATTTGATTTATATCCAATGTAGTTAACATTAGGTAGTTGTCTGGCTTGATTATATAATTCATGGTAATAATGATCATTCTGGTCGTGAAAAGATTTACCATATACTTCAGTTGATGAATAAACATCTAAACTAATTAATGGATTTTTAACAAGCTGCATGGCTCCAAGCAACACTGATAAACCTCTCCATGGAGTACAATGATGTATTATTTTTACAGGTTTTCCTTTTTTATAATCTGTTTTTATAGAATTTACTTTTTCTACACCGTTTTTTATAACTAGACATTTTTCTGTTGGTAGTTGAAATCGTTTTGTAAATTGTTCAAAATTCCAATTTGAATTAAACACATACCAATCATACTTACTATGATTTGATTTATCTTCAAACCATGGTTTTAAATTAGGTTGGTCCCAAGAATTTTTTTGCCAAAGAATATTTATTTTATTTTCATGTAGGGGTATTTGTTCTGGAACAGATGTACATATTTGAACTTTATTTAAAAGTTTAGCATTAACATGCTTTCTTAAATATTCAAATTGTAACTCAGTTCCCCCTCTAGGGTTTTGATTCATTATCTTTTTTCATAACTTTCTGTAAAATTTCTAAACCTTTCGGAGAAACCTGTACGGTTACATCTTGTACAATATTTTCTCCTTCTTTCTTATCTTTAAAAACTTCACCTGTTTTTGTATTTCTGTATGTTACAACAGTTGTACAATTAATTTTTGTTATATCTTTATCCATTTTCTTGAGATCTATCTATCAGAAGATAGCTGATTTGTCCAGTGATCTCATTTGCTGTGCCTGCTTGAACTTTTAAAACATCTCCTCCTTCTAAATTTAAAGGACCTTTCAACATATTTTCTGTTTCTTTATTAAGTTCTTCATAAGCAATTTTAACATCTGAACCACCTGATTTTTTTAAAACTAAATGCATATCTACATTACTTGCTGAATCATGAACAGCTTGAACTGTTCTTACAATAGCAATAGCGGACGTAGCTATACTTAGTGTTGTTGTTAAATTTGTTGTTGTTAAATCAAATGTTTCGCTTTTGTAAAAATTAGCCACTTAAAAACCACTCCTTTGCACCTTCATCATTTTTTAAATCTTCTTGAAAAGAAAAATTAAGTTGATTTTTTAAAGTGTCTAACGCTTCTATAATCTGCCTTTGGTTAGAAACATCGTATTCAGTTTTTGGTTCAGGTATATATACTGCTATTTTTGCCATTATCTTCTTCCATCTGGTTTTGCGTCAAGTCTCAATGTGCCATAACGCCATGTTTCACCTGTACTATCATTTTCTATTTTAACTGCAACAAGCCGACCCCTTGCACGTGTGTCTATTTTATCAGTTGTTGAAGTTATTGTAAAGGGTCCAAGAGGTGAACTTACCGCTGTATCACTTGGATAATTATTTAATAGTAAAGTAATTTTTGAATTACCTGTTAAAACTTTAAAGTCAGGTATAAATCTTTTAACCGACATCATGTAGTCACCATCTCCTTTATAATTTGGTGTAGTATTTGTTCCACCCATCATACCTTTTCCAGCTGTAATATCAAAATCTCCTGATTTTATAAATGCATTAATAGAAGTAGTTCCCGATGAATTTATTTGATCAGTTCCTTTTTCATGTTCATAATAAGTTGTTGCTCCAAATGTTGCAGTAACACCTTGTATAGGAAAAGTAGGTAAAGCAGTTTTAATATATTCAGTTGCATATGGTAAATCATATACTCCTGTATCGATATAACTTGTTCTTGCTAATGAAGATGTAGTCCAAAGATTTTCTGCGTAATTATAAGTAACACATCTATTTACTTGTTGTGAAGCTGATGTTGGATAAAACCAATTTATTTCGTTATATAAACTATTGTGTTCTGCATATACTAACATACTAGAGTTATAGTTAATTCCTAAATTATCTCCATTTGTAGTAAATACAAAATCTTCAACAAAACATGGAATAGCTTTTACTGTACCATCAAATACAAAAAAACCACCTTCTCCTGACATCCAGAAAACTTTACCATCAGAATAACTTATTGCATTTTGTCCAATTAAACCACAATTAGTACCTACTTGTCTAATTGAAAATGTAAAAGGTGGACCAACATATTGTAAAACATATGCTGCTGTATCCGTTAAAACTAAAGTATAATCTTTACCGGATACTGCTCCTACTATTTCATTGCCTTGGTCTAGTCTAAATGTTCCTGCGGTATTTACAGCAGTTGGTTGATATTCGTTAAAATTTTCTTGATCAGAAAATCTAATAAACATTGGATCTTGTGTTGTTGTATTTCCTATAGTTGTTTCTGTTCCAAAATGAAAAACGTGTCTATCTCTATCTGATACACTTGTTATTCTTGATTTAGTTGGAGCATTAGTCATTAAAGTTGCTCTTAAATTTCTAGCACTAGCTGCTCCCGCATCCCATGTAAAAGTTTCTCCATTGTGAATAGTTGCAATTAATATTTGACCAAAGTTATCTAATGACCACAAACCGGGATCTAATGTTATAGTAGATGAAATTGCAGATTGTCCCCATGCAATATAATATTCTACAGTTGCACCTGAACTATGTGCTGATCTAGTTCCAGCTACAGCTCTTGTTATACCTGTTAAATTATTTCCTGATATTCCAGTATATGAAATATATTCTGCTCCTACTTTTATACTTCCAGTCGTTGGAAAATTAGCAGTAGAAGTTAATGTAATACTTGTACCACTTCCTCCTGTACCAGAAGTGTTATCACTTAAAGATCCATTTAAAGTTGTTGTAAGTCCAGATGATCCTCCCCAAGCAGCTGTACCCCAACCAAGTCCAACTGTTTGAAATGTTGGTCCTACAGTTACATAAGGATCAATTTGTGCAGATCCTGTTCCTGACGTAGTACCTGCAGAATTAGTAGGCATTGTAATTTGAAATGTATTCGAAGCAGCGTTTAATACTTCAAAAGTATTGTTTGTAAAATCAGTTGTTGCATAACCTGAACCTGTTGGAACTGTAACAGATGAAAAAGTTACGTATCTTCCATTTTGTAATCCATGACTTACTTTATTAACAGTAACTGTAGGAGATCCTGATGCTGCACTAAAATTAGCACCAGTTATTACATCATTATCTATTGGAGTAATATCAAAAAACTCTCCTTCATAATATAAAAACAAACCTTGAGAAGTACCTAATGCTACATATCTTTCACCTGTAAGACTAGTAAATGCATGTTGAGCACGAGCTACACCTGGTAGTGTAGTATTAGAATTTGTAAGTTGTGACCAACCACCTATTTTTTCAGGTAGTCCATATCTAAATCTAACAAAGTCGCCATCTACCCATTGAGATTCACCAGCTGAGTCTGTAATTTGTTTGTTAAAACCTGGTCTAAAATTTAATTTCTGTAACATAATTATCCTGGGAATTCTATTGGGTATCTTACCACAACTAAGCCTCCTGTTGCACTAGGAACACTAGCAGGTGTTGTTCCTCCTCCACCACCGCCTTTTCCATATGTTCCACTACTATTATAAGAAGTGTAGCTATCGTCTCCTGGAGTTCCAGCAGCATTTCCAGAAGGAGTTACACCATTAACTACTGCAGTTCCTGAACCTGTTCCAGCGGTAGATGTACCTCCAGCTCCAGCGCCAGCACCAACAAAATCTCCACCTGGAGATGAACCACCGCCACCACCATTAACACCACCACCACCGGATCCTGCAACTGAATGTGGCCCTGATCCACCTTGAACACCGTTTGTATTACTAGAAGCACCAGCAGTACCACCAGAACCTCCAGCTCCTGATGTTCCATTTAAATTACCTCCACCACCGTTACCGGCAGCTGATCTTCTTTCATTACCACCACCTCCACCAGCTCCTGAGGCTACTATTAATCCTGTTGTACTTCTAATAATTGCAGAGGCTCCTCCACCTCCACCTCCTCCACCTGAAAAAGGCACTGATCCAGAAGCTCCTGTTGCTCCAAAATAAAAATTTGTTCCACCTATATCTACTCCAGCACCGCCAGCACCACCATTAGAACTTGCACCTAAAGAACCCGCACCTCCAGCACCACCGACACATATATTTAAATCTTCATCATTAATGGCTAAAGCTAAATTTCTAGCATAAGCACCTCCACCGCCACTACCACCATTTCTACCACCTCTTCCAGGATCTCCACTAGTATCAGTAAAACCACCAATACCTCCACCTCCTCCCCAAAGAAAAGCTTCAACCGTTGCTTGAGCACCTGCAGATGCAATAGCTAATGTTCCTGATGATGTAAATGTGTGAACCTTATAATCAATACCACCTATATCTTCTGTGGTTACTGTTCCTCCAGTAGCGCTTGTAGGAAACCAACCTCCTGCTCCTATTAACAAAGAGTAATGAGTCATGGTTATTTCCTAACTTAATGTTCCGCCAGTGATAACGAACGTATTAGTTCCTACACAAAGAATTGTAGCAATTCCTCTTGTAGCTAAAGTTCTATTAGCATTAGTTCCATTTTGAGACCAATACATTGTAACACTGGAACGATTTATTGAAATATTACCTGAAGTATTGTTGAAAATTGAAACGGTCTGACCTACTGAAAAAACTCCTGAAGGAACTGTTATTGTATTAGAAGATATAATAACCTTACCGTGATCACTAGCTACTAAAGTATAAGTTGATCCTTGAGTATTTGCTGGAACCAATCTTACTTCACCTTTTTGGTCTGTCATACTACCAGCAGATGAAATTACATCTCCAGATGTAGTTGTAATATTATTTGCTGCTGTAACATTGTCACTTATAGTAATACCGCTAACATTTGTGTCATTAGTTACTGTAAGATTGCTTGTATTAATAGTGCTTGAAGTAATGCCACCTGTAATTAAACTTCCTGTTGACGTAACTCCTTCTTCAACATTAGTTCCATCAGAATATAAAATTTTCTTTCCTTTGTCTGTTGCAGACCAGGTAATTCCTGTTCCTGAACTTGTTTTAAAAGTTACAGTATGAGCTCCAACTGTTGCATTTTCTACAATATATGTTTTTGTAATTGAATCAGGGATAACTACATTTACATTTCCTGATATAGTTCCTGTTAATTTTAATACTTGATTTTTACCATTAGATACAGCTCCATTTGAAAAAGTTAAACTAGCACCTGATGCAGCACTAACCGCAGCATAACCACCTATTGCTTGTTCAAGAATCAATAAATTAGTATTAGTAATTTGACCCCAGGTCCCTGAATTTTCTCCAGTTTGTTGTACTGTTAATTTTAAATTTGCTGATGTAGTATTTGCCATGTTTTATATTATAGTTATATTTATATTTTAAATCAAGCTACTTCTTTCCATGTAGATGATGATCCCTGATTTACTTCAGTCCAAGTACTGCTTGAACCTTCAGGAACAGGTGTCCAAGTAGTGTTGTTTCCTGTAGGAACTACAGCCCATCTAATACCTGCTCTACCTAAAGTATTTGTTAAAAGTTGTCCAGTAACAGGAACATTTGCATTTGCTGTAACCGTAGCAGAGTTTAATGTTAATGTTGCTAACTGACCAGTTACTGAAGTGTTTGAAGTTCCTACAACAACTGTTCCAACTGCTAAAGCAGCCGTCATTCCAAGTCCAGTTACTGTTGCATCCGGAGATGGGTCAACAGTTCCTAAATTAGAATTTAAAATATCTCCAGTTACAGGAACGTCGGCATTAGCTTTTGCACTAACAGTTCCAAGATTAGATACTATTAGTTGGCCTGTTGCCGAAGCGTTACCTGTAGCTACTTGAGTAGTAGTACCTAAATTAGATGTTAATGTTAATCCACTAACAACAGCAGTTACATTACCTAGATTTGCTTGTGATGCAAATGGTGCTTCTGCAAATGTTGTTGAGCCGAAAAACATGATACTTTATTTACTACCAGTCTTTAGTCTTCGAAGTAAGTTCTGGTGCTTTTTGACTTGCGATTTGTGCAGATAAGTTTGATTGCATATCTTCTTCCGTTGTATCAGACATTTCTAATACGCAGGCAGTTGCACTTTCTTTAGTCATAGCATCAAAATCCATGCCTTCAGAACCTGCACAAGATCCATACATAGATGCAGAATTTTCTCCATCTACTGCTGTATATCTCCAGTGAATGTTCTTCACTTTGTTTTCAGAGTCCGTCTCAAATGAGGGAAAGCTCCATGTGTATGTTGTTGCCATATTATTTTCTCCTTATTATGGTTGGTTTTTTAGAGCAGTTACTTCTGCTTCTAAACTTTCAATTTTAGTTTGTTGTTCTTGAACTGCTTTAACTAATCTTGGTATAATGTGAGAATAATCTACTCCCCAAGATTGTTTAGGTTTTCCATTATCATCTAATTCATCAGAACCTACTGATACTGCTTCTGGTATTATGCTATGTAATTCTTGTGCAACAAAACCAAAATCTCTGTGAGTATCAATATTATCTTTCCAATCAAATTGTCTAACTTTTAAATCTTTAATATCTTGAATAGCTGAACCAGAGTTTTCTATATTTTCTTTTAATCTTTCATCTGAAGCATTATTAAAAGCAATAGTAGTTGCAGAATTAGACGTAATGTAACCTGCCATAGTTCCTTGAGTTCCACCTCTTAAAAATCTTTGATGATATTGAGTTCCACTTGAATTTACAGTAGCTAAACTTAAACCATAAGTAGAGTTTCCATCATGTGAAATAGTTTGCATAGCACCTGAATCTGCACCAGTTGCATTTATTACAAGTCGACCAGAACTGTCGATACGCATCTTCTCACTATTATCTACTCTAAACTGCATAGATGAATTTGATGCTGTTTGTTGTGTATCAGCAGTAATAACTAAACTACCATCATTAGCTGTTATTGTAGCATCAGTATTTCCAGAAGTATCTACAAATCCAATAAGTCCAGCACCATTGTTAGAATGACCAGAAACAATTAATCTATTATTATCTGCTGAACCATGTGATGTGTCGCTTGTTGTTCCAAGAAAAAGTCTAGCACCACTATTATGGTCAATTCTAACTCTTTCTGAAGCATTTGTAAAAAATCTCATGTAATTACCATTGTGGTGATATTGAATTATACCTTGATTTCTTGCATCACCACTTGTACCATCAGCAAAGCCAATATTTGAACCATGAGTAGTGCCAGAATAAATTGTAATACCACTATGCGTACTTCCTGCTCCTACAACTAAATCTGTTGCAGGTAAGTTGGAAAAACTTGACATTACAGTATTTTTAATACCAACATTTCCAGTAGCATCTATACGAACTGCCTCTCCACCTGCTGTTCTAAAAGCAAGTCGTTGAGCAGATTGTTCAGCAGAAATAGTACCTACTCCATTATCTACAGATAAATCTAATCTTTTATTTCCACCATCAGATGTTTCTAATCTAAGGTATGGAATATTTGCTGCTGTAGTAGAAATTACAAATTGTTTATTGGGATTTGAAGTTCCAAAGCCAAGTCTTAAATTACTTGGTTTGAAGTGTAATCCGTTTGCATTACCATCAGTTAAAGCAAGTGTATCTGTACTATCCCAATATGTTAGATACGCTTTATCGCTACCACCTTGTTTGAATGCAATTTGTTGATTGCCAGTAGCACTTCCATCAATACCTATTGAGCCACTTCCACTACTATTATTAATATTTAAAGTTCTTGGTAATGATGTAGTACCAATAGAAACTGCACCATTTGAATCAATACGCATACGTTCTGAGCCATTTGTAAAAAATCTCATAAAATTATCAGAATGACCATATTGAATAATACCTACATTATTATCTCCACTATCTCCAAAAAAGATATTGCCAAATCCATTAGTTGCAGAAAGAATACTTAATCCTACATCTGAACCAGATGTTCCATTTTCAATTACTAATTCATCTGCAAACCCACTTGCAGTAGCAGAGCTATCTGCTGTTTTAATATGAAGTAATCCTTGAGGTGCAGTTTCTCCAATACCAACATTCCCAGATTGAGTAATGAGTAATCTTGTACTTGCATTAGATTGAGCATCATTTTGACTTTGAAGTTGTAAGTCACCACCATCTACTCTAATTTGAAAATTTTCATTTGCATTACCATTTGTTTCTTTTAAAAACATTGTTGGTCTTTGACCTTCAAGACAAAGCTGAGTATGGTCAGTATTAAAAACATGTAATTTATTTACTGGAGAACTTGTACCAATACCAACGTTACCATTACCTTCAATAGTAACTCTCTCACTTCCATTAGTTTTAAATTTAATATCACCACTGTTACTTCCATAAGTGTTTTCTATATAAAATACACTTGTAGCATTGTCTTGGTAAATTCTTCCTTGATAAGAAGCATTAGAACCAAAAGCTATACTTCCACTGTCTGCACCACTTGTTAAAAATCCTTGACCAGATAAAGTTAAGTTTGCTCCAGTTGTTAATGTAGTAGTTCCTATTCCAACTTTGTCAGCAGAAGCATCTACAAATAAAGTATCTGTATTGATTGCTAAATCTCCACTAATTGTAGCTGAACTTAAAGTTCCAAGTGAAGTTATGGTTGGTTGTGCTGCTTCAATATTTAAAGTTACATCTCCTGACGATCCACCTCCTGATAAACCTGTTCCTGCAACAACTGATGAAATATCGCCAGGTAGAGCACTTCCGTTATTTTGTAAAGTTCCAACAATATTTACAGTATCACCAGATGCACCAATTGTAATAGTATTAGAATTTTCATTAATAATATTATTACCGTCTTGGTCTTGGATTGTATCTACTTTAATTATTGACGACATTATGCGTTCTCCAATGTTGTAATTCTAGCTTCTAATTCTTGAATTGTTTTGACCAATAAAGGAACTAATTTAGATTGGTCAATACCTTGATATTCTGGATTACCATCTTCATCTACTGCATCTTTAGTTCCAGTAATTGCTTCTGGTACTACTGTTTGCACTTCATGTGCAATAAAACCATCAACTGTTGTATCTGCATCTGCAATAAAATTAAATCTAGCTGGTTTTAATTGTTTTAATCTTGTTGTTGCATCAAAATTATATTCTACATTTTCTTTAAGTCTGTAGTCTGAATTACTACCATAACTTACAGCACTTCCATTTGTCGTAATATCTCCACAAACAGTAGAACTTTGTACAAATCTAAATTGTATTCCATTTGCACTTCGTTTTGATTGATATACAGCAGATGAGTTAGCACCAGCAGTTGTTTCTCCTAATATAATAAATCCTGCACCTTTAACATTAAATTGTCCGGATACAGTTGGATTGTTAATATTAACAAATCCATTAGTGTCAATATTTAATCTTTCTGCTGAACCTGAATAATCAAATAAACCTAATTTTCCATTTGTTCCTGCAAAGAAACCATAAGTTCTACCACCACCAGTATTTTGTAATAATAATCTTGCTGAAGAACCATCTGCAATTTGTAAAGTTTTTGCAGTTCCACCTTGCGCTGATGTAGTTCCTACTAATAAATTTCCAGAACTGTCGACACGCATACGTTCAGCACCATTAGTATGAAATTCAATCTCTCCAGCTGAATGAGTATCAGTAACAATTCGCATATCGCCACCAACAAAACCTACATATCCTCCTCTATTATCTGTACCATGAAATTCTACAATTGACGTAGCAGCATTTGCAAGATTAGCACTATCAGTAGTTTTAATTCTCATATTTCCAGCACCATTTGATATGTTAAGAGCAAATGTTGTTGTGCTAGTACCTATGCCAACATGACCATTTGAAGCAATACGCATACGTTCATTATTGCCATTAGTCTGGAATAGTAATGAACCAGTAGAACTTGTACTTCTTACAGCTCCATTAGTTCCATCTGATTCAAAATAAATACCTTCGCCTGTGTTTGTTCTTGAAATTAATACATTAGCACCACCAGAATCATCAACATGAAGTTTTGCATTTGGAGAACTTTCACCAATACCAACTTTTCCGTTATTTAAAATTGTAACAACTGAATCTGATACTGTTGCATTAGTATCATTTGTTGCACTATTTTGTACTATATGTAATTTACCTCTTGCATAAGTAGTTCCATCATCTTCTAAAATCATACCACTTTTAAAAAATCCAGGATTTGAAGCAGAAGTTTTAAATAAAATTCCTGATGTATCTCCAGTATTTCCAGTATTTTCTTCTACATATATAAAAGCACTATCAGCATCCGAGACTGTAA